ATTCTATATTAGAAGCCTCCACATAAAGTTCGTGCATTCTGTTCGATAAATTATCATTTTCAATACCAGATATCTCAATAGATTGAATATATTTACCTATCAATGAAGCCGTATCATCCGACACATTAACTTCTTCAATTATTTTAGAGTCAAGATCATTCGATTCAATAATTTTAAGATCTATGACGTTAATATCATTATACAACTTTGAGAGGAATCTGTCAAATTTATATAGATCTTTTTTATTGATTATTATTAGCTTAATGATTTTAGAATCGTATTTAGATACATCTTCAGTTTCGTAATCAATTTTAGAATCATCGTAATATATCTTTTCTAGAATGGTGTAGGGGTTGGCAATAAATTCCATTTCTAATGTATCAGTATCGAATACATGGAAACCTTTAGTCTCACCATAGTCAGACCAATTAATCTGGTATGGAGTACCAAGATAGTATATGGTAGAATTGTCAGATTTCTTATGAAAATGACCAGAATACATAGCCTCAAATTTAGAGAATATAGAAGGAGACAAACCAGATCTAGCAATTATTTGAGAGTTTAAATAGAATCCATTAATCTCTAGATGACCAAAACCAATCTTACATTTAGTTTGATCAATAGTCTTTAAAGCAGATTCAGAATTCTGTGGATTAATCCAAGGAACAAAAAGCATATCGAGTCCACCAATATTAACCTCTTCAACTTCTGAATAAGATGTTACATTGTCATAAAGCTCTGTTAATAGATCAATGGAATTAATTGTATTAGTATTTTTAAAATAAGTTGAATGATTACCTACTATACAATGAAGCGATATATCATTTGTACTTAATTTATCAAACCACATTTTCTTAGTAAGATTTAAGATATTATAATTAATATATTTTCTATGATCAAATGTATCACCAAGATCAATTACCGTTGATATATTATTTTCTTTTAAATAAGGGAAAAAAATATTATCATAAAACTTCTTAAAATATTCAGAGAAATGCATTGAATCATTTCTTGCTCCAAAATGTTGATCAGTTACACAAGCAATCTTCATTTGAAATAATCCTTTAATATTTCATTATAATATTCTCGAAGTTCAGTATTATCAGATGATACATCAATATCAAAGAGTTGCGATATATCTGATCTATGAATTAAACCTCTTTTAACATCTCGTTGCTTATTTTCTTTTTGGATCCTACGAATAAAGGCATAATATATTATTTGAGTAAAGTAAGAAAATGGATTACTTGATTTTTCTGGATTAAAATTGTGGGCATATGCTATACAATTTTCTATTCCATCTAGTATCATTTCATCCTTATAAGTATAGTTCCGGAAATTAGGTTTAGTTGCTAGATTCTTTGCTATCTTCATAAAACAGATTGCAGCCTTATCTGATATAGTAGGTCTTTTATCTAGATTCTTATCTAGATAGTTCTGGTAATCAAGTCTATATTCAATCATCTCTACTAGAAATTCTTTGTTATCAACGTAATGAACTGGTTTATTTTTTATCTTTGGCATTATATTTTTCCTTTATTAAAATACCATTATAACCTATTTTTCATTAATTGTAAACACAGATATTCTAAGGGTAGGTTCCGATTCCTACTGACCTTGCCCCTGTCAATTCAGGGATCCTTAATGGGCTCGTATCAACGCCCCGATCCGGTTACTTTCAGATATCTATCCCAACTGAAGGGGAATCAATCTACAGACCTCAATCCAATTACATTTAGGATATTATAGTCTGCTCACTTCACAATAAATTGCTACTATCCTAGGTTTCTCGTTCTAGGCAGAAATGTTAAAAATCAGTTTGTATGTGTATATTTTCTATTTATACAGAAATTCTTATTTCTTTAGAAGTTTTTTTTCTTTGATTATTCTATCATTGATATCCTTAAATTTAGGCATGTCGAACCACGTTTCGTCCTCCCCTCGAGCCCTTGCTTTAGCAATATATACTTCCATTTTTGCGTTCCATTCTGGTGTATTACCAGTAACTATTTGCTTCATGTCTTACCTCCTATAAATTAATAATCTCCGTTGAAACATCGAATTCTGCTTCATTGTAGATATTGTAACGAGCATAAAAATGGTTGAGTGTGTAGTTCTTTCTTTTTCCCTTTCTGATGTCATCTGCTATATCATATACATTACATTTATCTTTAGAATCGTGGAGTCGAAGACCTCTACCTATAGATTGAAGGACTCGTACTTGAGACTTGGTTGGGAACGCAAAAATAATGTTATGAAGGTTCTTAATATTAATACCAGTTGAATATGTTTGATATGAGGCTACAATTATGACATCATCATTAGCTTCGGCCACATCTCTTGTTTCTTCCCTTTCCTCAGATTTAACCATACCCGAAATATATCTAACATTCTTTGTGGTTAATGCTCTAATTTGTTTAGTCAATGGAATACCATGTTTCTCGACGTACTGAAAGAGAACGAGTGTATTCCCCTCAAGGGACGTAGCAAGCCTCGAAATGAATTGATTTCTCGAGATATTTAGAGCGAGATAATCACATTCCTCTTGATACGTTTTAACCCGAGTCGCTATTTTTTTATCCTCGAGAGTATGATTTAATATAAGAGCGTTTATTTTAAGTTTTGATATTGTACCAGCATCCATTAATTCTTTGGTGGACACGACCTTCTTCGGTATATCAAATAATCCAGAGAGAACTAATTTATTAGATTCGGTTCCATCAAGTGTTCCAGTTAATCCAAATCTATACTTACATGTTGGAAGTTTCTCCATAATAGACTTGAGAGATGCTGCTTTAGCAAGATGCGCCTCATCAACGAATATAACACCAAATTTTTCGAAGTACTCTCTCTTTTCTTTATATACAGATTGCCACGTTGAAATATATATTCTCTGCCAAGAATCTTTATCTTTTCCTGCAGTAATCATATGACAATTTGTCTCTGAATGAAACCCATAGTCACCGAAATCTTTAAACATTTGCGATACAAGAGATATTGTAGGTACTAATAATAATATCTTTTCGTGTTGTTTGAGAAGATAATATCGAATTAGGCAGTAAATGATTAATGATTTACCAGAGGCAGTTGGACTTACAAGAAGAGCTCTATTTTGTTTTATTGAATGATGTATAGCTTCAGTTTGATAATCCCTCAACTCAAGAGGAATGTTGAGATGATTTATGAATTCTGTGACATCATTTTTATCTGTATTATTAGATTCGTCGAATACAGAGAATGTGTAACCTCTAGTATCAGCAAACCTAACCACCTCGAATTTAAGACCATAATATATAAGAGATGTCTTGAGATTAAAGAGCCTTATTTTCCCATCCCACGCTCGAGTCTTATATGCCGGCATGAATTTCGCACCAGGAACTTCGAAGGTGAAATGATCAGATAACTCTTGTGCTATACCTTTATCGGTTGATATAGATACGAAGATGTCATTTTTCTTGGTAATTATTAAATCTGATTTATTATTTGTTATATAATCCACTAACTCCCCACTTGAAACTTTTCCCACTCAATTATATTTCTGATATGGAAAGACCTCGAGCTTATTTCTTTTAATTTTTTCTCGAGGTCTTTCTCTTGTATTTCATATGATGTCATTTTTTTCTTTAGATCTATGATATCAGAATCCGCAGAAATATACATAGCAACATCAGACCTTATCACCTTTTCTGGTAGTGGGAATTTTAAATAAACATCTGGATCAGCCTTACCGAGATAATATTTCCATTTATCTAGTTTTAAAATATCCATTTCCATTTGATACCATCTCAACTTAGCACAAACCTCATTGTACTGATTCATGTACCTCGAGTATATTAGAGGCGTTTCTGCAGATTCGGTCTGAAGTTTGGTTACATCAATTTTATCTAGATCCATTGTATAATTATACTACATTACGAATAAAATGTCAACTATTTTGCTCTCTCAAAATGGAACGATGTGTATTCAAAATCTACCGTAGCGGTTGGAAATACTATACCGGCATCCGTTGTCGTGAGTTCGAGTGAACTGAGATTGATTGGAAATGAATCCTTAAATGTGTAGGTACCCACTAATGCATGAGAAGAATTGTGTATTAATATCTTTGAATCAGATATCGTCTCGTCAATTTTTTCGTATTCCGTATCTCTTATACTTATTAACCAATCTGAGATTTCAGTATAATTCAATAAATCTTCATCAACAAGAAATGTTAAAGACAGTGGGGTGAATACTAATTTATCGCCGGGATGTTTAACATCCGCGAATCTGGTGATTTGGGGGGTAGCTTCGAGAGATATAGATGGAATCGACATTTCAGTACAAGAGAATTCGACCCTTGGAAACGATTTATTTACAAATTTAAAATGTGAATTATTATAAGGATTCATGACAGCACCGAATTAGTATAGAGAATAATATTTATATTCAAAGGAGATCTACCCCTATTGCTTCTGAAATATTAGAATATCCATCGCGTTCAAGGAGCTTGACAAGACCCATATTGATTTCTGCAGAAATTTGTGGTCCATGAAAGATCATACCGGTGATGAGATGTATTAATGTTGCACCACTCCGTATTTTATGATATGCGTCCTCGGGTGTATCACAACCACCAATACCCACAACTATGAATTTATATCCAGAATCTTTGATATGTTGTCCACATATTTTGATTATGTGGTTTGTCATTGGTCTGAGAACGTGTCCTGACATACCACCCTTATCGTAAGGCATAACCCTTTTTTCGAGTTTACCACCATGAAAAACGTAGGTAGTTATATCATCCTCGGGAACTAAGTCTCTCTTGGTTGTGAGATTGCAAGTCAATATACCATTGATGCCATGTTCATGCATAACATCAATCATCTCTCGAATCTCATCATCCGTATGATCTGGTCCAATTTTACAATACAGTGGTACATCCTCAAGACCCATTAGTTCCCTCATTGATCTCAGTTTTACCAATAATTCCGATAGATTATCCATATTAAAAAATGGATTAGCTACTCCTAGATTGGGACAAGATAGGTTTATGGTAGTATAATCTCCAAAGGGTGCAAGTCGTTTATATGATGTTAATAGATCATCAATCGCCTCATCGGAACCGGAAATACCATTTGTCGCAGATACAGATACACCACATACCCCATTAACAGACTTCCAATCAGATGCGATAGTATCTCTGACATGTTCTGAACCAGAATTATTCAGACCGTACCATACATTAATAGACTCCGATTTAACGGCTCTCCATAGACGAACCCCCGGATTTCCGGGATGCATATGTTTTGAAAATGAACCGAGTTCAATACCAGAAAACCCGAGATCTTGAATAACCGAGGGAAGTACCCCATATTTATCGAATCCTGCAGAAATGAGGAGTGGATTATTATAATAAACACCATCTACATTCTGAATTAACATATCATTATCATAGCGATACAGGAATTTCAGTAAAGATCTCGATCCGGGCATCTTCTGAAGCGATACCATAATATTTTTGACTACATCATGCGCTGTTTCTGGGCAGAGCTTAAATAATATAGGTCTCAATAAAAACTTATAAACATTCCTTTGTATCTTATATTTATTTCCGCTTTTCATTTAGTCTATTTCCTGGGTTATGTTCTGATGGGAGATCGTTGTATTTTTCTTCCGGCATATGATTAGATCCACAACCACCGTCTACATGATGATTAGCACCACAACCATATTCACCTTTTTGAGTATAAAATTGTGTTGAATCAATTGGATTGATATCTTTAAGTTCAAATAATTGTTCTGGTCTATCCGTCCATACTTGTGGACTTACGAGTTCCAGCATAGAGGCTGCTGATATATCAGTATTTTTTTGAATAGTGTTACCCGCTAAATAAACTGATACTAATGTTCCAACAGTTAATAGTACTTTATTTCGTTTTTTCATAGCATTATTTATATCTTTCAAGTAAAATTATATTATAACACATTTTCGCTTAGCTGTAAATTCAAATTTCAAATTTCCTTCGATTTTTGGGGTCATCAACGAATAATGTATTGTGAATCCACAGGTTTATATCAGATAGCACGTTTTTAGCCTGAAGATCATGAAGAAGCATATGATATCCATTATCATAGATAATTTTTTTAATTCGTGACTTATTAGGAATCGAATCGATCCATTTATTCATAGCGTAGGGTGGAATAACCTCATCTTTCTTTCCATACAGAAGAAGTGTATTGGTATTTAATTTATGTGATGCAAGAAGAGCATCATCCATTAAATTAACGAGACCCCAAGCAGTTGCGATAATTGTTTTTTTAATAATCATTGGGTCTTGTCGCATAGACCTAAGCATGGGCGTATTGTCAGATGGGGTAATTGTTCTCCCAGCAATGGAAGCTCCTCCACCTATTTGTACCCACGGAATTGTGTGGGCTGCGATCCATAGTGTCGTTCGTTGAAACCACGACATTACGGCTCTTCCTCTTACTGCCGGTGCGATTAGAATTGCACCATTGACCTTGAGTTCGGTTGACGAAAGAGTTTTGAGAACTACTCCGCCACCCATAGAGTTACCGAGCACAAATATGGGCATATCTTTTTCTTGAGACTTTAATAAAGTAACCAGTGAGAATAAATCATCAGCCATTATGGATCCACCATCCCAATAACCACGAGAATTTGTACCACCAAACCCCCTTTGATCATATGCTATGGTTTTAACATCATATTTAGCTAAATATTTACCGAGTGTTCCGAATGAGGAGGAATAATCATTGAAGCCGTGAAGGCATACGAGAATTGCTTTGTGTTCCGAAGATTTAGGTTCCCAAATTCTTAATGGGTGTTGATAACCGTCAGAAGCAATAAAAATAGTGTTCGTTAGGAATGCAGAATTTGTATTTTTATGTGCTTTTGGACTTGAAAATCTAGAATAATTATAAATAGTCGCCACCCCTGTCATAAGTATTAATAATACCAATAGGCAAATAATTAAATGTTTACCTGCCGAAATCATAAAAAAAAGGGGGTACAATTTGTACCCCCCATTTCAAATTATAGTATCTAAGATTAGATAGCTACGACTCTAGTTCTACGATAGTAGATGTTAGTACCAGCAGAACCTGCAGCATGTGGATCACTTGTTGGTAGGAATGGATTGTTAACCATACCGTAACGAGTTTTAAATGCAATTTTAGGTTGGAATGTGTTTTCGCCAACAGCTTTAACCATTTGTAATGGAACGTATGGGCAATAGAACATACCAGCATCATATTGAGATGAACCTTTATAACCAACTACAAAGTAATCGGAACCAGTTGCATACGGATCAACAAAAACTTTGATAGTACCGTTTAAAGTACCGACAAAAGTGTTGCCAGTTGGATCAACTGGACCAGCTGGATTGCCAGAAACTCCACCGAAATCAAGTTTACCGACCATAGCTAATGCAGATGCGAGGTTTGTAGAACAAATCATGAAATTACCTTTACCACGACGAGTGGCAATAGCGATTCTATTTGCTTCTTTTTCAATCCAGAACATCAATCCTTTGTATTTCTCAACAGACCAACGTCCATCTAGATCAACACCTTGAAGTACACCCGGTGCAGTAGCATCTTGTGAACCTGGTACAGCATTTACATAAACTGTACGAACCATTTCACGGTTAATCTCTCCAAGAATTTCTTGAGATAAGATATTCGCTAATTCTGATTCAGCATCAAGACCATGAACAGCTTTAAGATCCTGTGCTAATTCCATTGTATACTCTGCTTTTAGGGCACGAGTTTTAACGGATACGGAAGTCGATTCAATCGAGAATGACATTTCTGGAAAATGATTACCAGTAG